AGCGGAGCAATGGAAGAACAAACTACGGACGATATTAGTTCTGTAGTCAACGAGATACGCAATCGATCGGGCTGGGAAGCCGGAAACAATATGCAGTTTTTCTTCGAGAACCCGTTGCCTCGTTTTAGTTCGGGTTATACCGGTTGGCTTGTAGACCCGCATATTAACAGTCTTTACGGAAGAGTTGGGCCGGTACTCGAAATAACGTACGACGGCTCAGGCACCGTTAAAAAGACAATCGGATCGACGTCAACGCACGGAACATCGACGCCGACCAGTTCTACCGGATCATCGACCTACACAGTAGGATTTGACACTGCTGTAACTGGAGTTAGTGTTGGGGATAAAGTGTTCTTTGAAGATTATTCAATGGGATACGGCGAAGAATATATTTACAAAGTCGCCGCAATCAATTCGACAACGAGCTTCGATTTAACATTTGTGTCTGGTGGCGCAAGCGGCGACGTTACGCCGTACGGTAATTTATACGCAGCAGATTTTAGCCAAGCGTCCGGAACGTTCAAAAGTGTTTACGATTATACCTCGCCTCGTGCTTGGGCTGCCGACCTCGATGACACGTCCATTTATTGCGACGGCGATAATGCGATTGGCGAGTTAAGCGTTAATGAGAAATACGATCAAGGTGTAGTGTTCGGCACGCCGTCAAATGTTTCTCTTTCATCTATAACACTAACTGTAAAAGAAGCGGTAAGGCACAATGGGACAGCCGACAGCGGTGCGGGTTTCAAATACACAGCGACTAGTTCATCTGGCGGCGGAACGAATTTAGCACAAATAATCGCGACGCAAAACGTATCTAACCTAACAATAGAGTGGGTCGAATTTGATGGGTCTGGAGTAACCGGCTCGTCGTATTGCGATTCGTTTGTAAATGATAACGGCGGGACTGTAGATAATCACACAATCCGTAATTGTTTAATGCACTCGCTTAATTTACAGGGCGGAAATTTTGCGAGTTATGCAATAAAAAGTTCAACACCTAATACGGGCGATGCGGCTTCACACGCAATTCTAAACAATATTATTTACGGTGTTACACCTTCGACTACCAGTGGCGGCGATGCTGGCGGTATCAATGCGAACGCAGGGCAAAGCGATTCGCCGATTTATGTTTATAATAATACGATCAATGGTATTACAGCGCGTACGTCATCGCATTACGCACGCGGAATATATGCAACGCCATATACGGTAGTAACAAATAACATCGCGACCGACGTTACAGGAAGCTCGACGGCTGTTTGCTTTTTTTTAACGACTGGTTCTTGGCATAGCAGTTCGGATTACAATCTTTCTACTGATACAACTGCAGCGGGTTCTAATTCCGTAACGTCCGCAACACTAGCCGATATATATGAAAGTGCGTCGGGGACTATAAACCTCCATCTAAAAATAGATTCACCGGCAATTGACGCAGGCTACGACTTAGGTACAGTTCCAACCGGCGTTAACATTGATATTGATGGTCGTGATCGAGATGCTGAAGGTGACACGTGGGACATTGGTGCAGACCAGTGGGTTCTCAATGGAGAAATTATAAATCCCACAGCCGCAGCGTTAGTGGCAGCAGTGCCTAATCCAACGGTGAGCGAGGAGTTGATTGTTGCTCCGGCGGCTGCTGTATTTGTTGCTGCGGCTAGTGGGGCTACGCCGTCATTTGGTAGTGTGTCTTTTACCCCGGCTGTAGCATCGTTTGTGGCACAGAGCCCCGATCCTACTGTTACTATATTCCAGCCGACTGTCTCGGTTACACCTGCGGCGGCGGTAATAGAAATTGCAGCGACATGTAACGTCGGGATTGATGTAGATGTAACTCCATCGGTAGCTACAATTATCGTCGTTGGTACGTTTGCGGGTACAGGATTTACGAGCGTCACGGTGTCACCCGCCGCAGCATCATTTATTGCCGATGCAGTTAACCCAACGGCAAGCAAAGATAGTTTTGCCTATACCCCTGCTGTTGCTTCGTTTGTGGCAGCAGGTATCACTCCAACCGTGACCACCGGTAGTATCACAAATACACCAGGTTTGGCATCGGTTGCAGCAGCAGCCGTTAGTCCGACGACAACACTAGGCTCTATTGCATACACACCCGCAACCGCGTCATTTGTAGCCGCCGGTATTACACCGACTCTCGTGTTCGGATCAAGTACCGCTACTCCCGGTGCAGCCGCAATAGAGTTAACTGCTAGCTACGCTTTTATTGCGTTGTCATCGATTAGCGTCACTCCTAGCGTTGCAACCTTTGTAGCAGCGGCAATTACTCCTACTGTGCAATTAGGGTCGTTGAGCTTAGGTGCTACAGGAAGCTTTGAGGCGGCAGCACAATCACCGACATCAACATATAGTAGCGTCACTGTAACCCCGGCTGATGCGGCAGTACTAGTTGAGTCAAGGTTTAGTGGCATTGTTGCTGGTGGCGTGATCGTCATCCCTGATTTACGAGCTACAGCAGTTACGGCGGCTAACACACCGACCGTTGCTTACGGTAGCCAAACAGTAACACCAATCGTTTCTTCTTTTGTCGCTGACGCTACACTTGCTGCCGTCGTTGAAGGAAGCCTTACGCTTAGTCCGACTGCTTCTATTGTTGAAATAAGTGCCGTATCACCGACGATTGATATGGGGCTTGATATTACACCGCCCGTCGCAGCAACGGTATACGACGTTGCATCGTTTACTTTACTTGTCGGAAAGCTCAGTGCGTACGTCGGTTACACGTTTAGCGGCTTAGTAGATTACGAAATAAACGGGTTAATAGATTACGAACAGATTGAGCCGATTGATTATGAAACAACGACTTCGCCTATAGATTATTCAACAGACGGTTTATTGGATTACGAATATGACAATTAAAGCTAAACAGATTCAGCAAAAGTCACCAGGCGAGACAATGCAAGCGAGAGTGTCGTTTCAGGATTTGCTGGTAGATAGCGATGTATTAACCGGCACGCCAACCGTCGCAGAACAAACGACCACAGACCTTACGATTACGAGTGTTGAACTTAACGGCAGCTCCGTCACGGTGCTTGGAGAAACTGTCACTGCGAACAACGTCGTGATGTTTAAGGTCGCTGGTGGAACAGAAGACAAGCTTTATACGATACGTGTTACTGTCAGCACAACCGGCGGTAGCACATTCGTCAGAGACGTGTTGTTACGTATAGAGTAAACGATCCCCGTTGCCGCTGACGTGGCATCGGCATTTACGATTTTATGAGTACCCCACGCCTCTTAAAGTCAGCAGGTGCTGCGTCAGCACTTTTAAGGTGAATAATGGCTACATGGGAATTGGGCGTGTAGACAAATGTGGGCTTACAGACTGCTCGTAGCAAAAAGCCTAATATACCAATCACTAGTCGCGGTAGACTCTCATCAACTGCGAGAGGTTACACGTATCGTTGGACAAAGGCTCGGCAGAACTTTCTTGCCGAACACCCGCTGTGTGAACGATGCAAGCTTAACGGCAAGGTAGTCCAAGCCGAGCATGTCGATCATGTTGTGCCTCACCGGGGCGACATGGTGTTGTTCTGGAAAATGGATTTGTGGCAGTCGCTTTGCCCTAGTTGCCATAGCAAGAAAACGCACAAGGAAGCTGGGGCAGGGCAGAGGTACGTTGTGCTGGGCAACCACGACACAAGCCTTTCAATGCTTGTAAAAGAACAGGCAGCAGAAGGCGATTTAGTTTTTGATATGGATGAATTGGTCGGTGGCTGTGTGTTTGGAAGCAGGAATGCCACTGACCTGCAAACTCTTAAGCAGGGGTTTCGGCAAACGATACTCCAGTGGATTAGGACTGAGGCAACCAGTCGCAACGTCTGGTTGATAACTAGAAACTCATCACAAGCGGCGAGTGACGCAAACTACATCGATGGCAACGTGGTCGATATGACGTAAGGAGAAAATGATGGTTCAGGGAAGAAAACCGCTACCTACAGCGGTACACGAAATGTCTGGAGCTTACGACAAGAATCCTAAGCGACGTAGGAAGAAGGAACCAAAAAGCCCTAAGACGGAACCTAAATGCCCAGCCTACTTAGATCGCATGGCAAAGCACGAATGGAAAGTCGTCACAGGCATGCTGCGGAAACTTAACATCCTGTCAGAGGTAGATACAACCGCATTAGCTATGTATTGCCAAACTTATTCGGATTGGCGTAAAGCTGTAAAGGTAACAGCCAAAGAAGGAGCCTGGACTGTCTGCACGGACAAAGAAGGTAACATCTTTAGTCGCCGCCACGAATGGGATCGTGTGCGTGAGCGGAACATGGAAGCCTGCCGTAAATGGCTTTGTGAGTTTGGTCTAACGCCGTCTAGCCGGGCGAGAGTGCAGGTCGAAGAGGAAGTCAAGAATGATTTCGATTCATTCTTGTCGAGGTTTAACTAATGAAAACACTGAAGTCGGCAAAGGCAAAAGCTAAACGGGAAGGCTGGCTCAAGTTCGTAAGAAACGAGCATGATGAATTAGCTATCCGTGAAGGATGTTATTACGACGAAGAAGGTGCAAACGGTGCGGTGGCGTTCTATGAGCAGTACTTGCGGCATACCATGGGTATCCACGCAGGTAAGCCATTCAAGCTTTTGCCATGGCAGAAAGACGACATTATCGAACCGTTGTTTGGTTGGAAACGCGAAGACGGCACAAATCGATTTAAGAAAGGATTTGTGTGGTGTGCTAAGAAGCAGGGCAAAAGCACGATATCAGCCGGGCTTGCAGTTCTGTATCTGTTAACGCAGGGCAACCGTGCAGAAATCTACGGTGTGGCTCATACCCGTGAGCAGGCTGGTATCATTTACCGAGAAGCTGCCGCAATGGTTAATTCCAGCCCACCAATCGCTGGAAAGCTGAAGGTCTTAGATTCAAAGAAGAGAATCATCTTTCCCAGCAACGGTAGTTTCTATCAGGCTCTTGCCGGGGAAGCCTGTGCTAGGGGTGTGGAAGGTATTAACCCCAACCTTGTATTGTTCGACGAAATACACGCCCAACGTAGTCGTGTGCTTTACGACGCTTTAGCCTATGCTAGTGCAGCACGCCCGAATGCGATGATGCTCAGTGTTTCAACAGTCGGTGTTGCCGATAGAACGCTGATTTGGTGGGAGCAGTATGAATATACACAGAAGATGATTGATGGGACAATTGTCGATCCAAACGTGTTCTGTTTCCTAGCTCAAGCTGACGCTGAATGTCAGGATGATTTTGACAAGTGTGGTGAACCGGAGCAGTGGCGGAAAGCGATGCCATCTCTCGGTTACACAGTTCAGGAAGAAACAATTGAACAGCATTACTTAGAAGCCAAGAACTCGCCAGCTAAACAAAACGCATTTCGTCGGTATCTATTGAATCTTCCAACTGCCGGAATCGAAAAGGTCGTCAACATGCAGTGCTGGAATTACTGCTGTGAAGATATGCCTGATCTCGCCGGGAGAGAATGTTACGGTGGTTTAGACTTGGCGAGTCACGAAGACCTTAGCTGTTACGTTCTTTGGTTTCCTGCAACAGAGCAAGACCCGAAGGCTTGGGTGTTGCCATGGTTTTTCGTACCTAGTGCTAAAATCAAAGAGCGTGAAGCCAATGGTATGGCCTTTTACAGGCAATGGAAAGATGAAGGTCATATACATGAAGCGGGCGGGCAGCGACTNGANCCCCAACCGATGTTGGATGTCGTTCGTGCAACGCTCGACCTTTATGATGTGCGTGAAATTGGCTTTGACCCATGGGGTGCAGACATGATTGCNAATCCGCTAACNGACGAAGGTGTAGAAATCGTCGCTGTTAGCCAGGGACTAGCAGGCATGACAGCAGGCACGCGACAACTGCTCGATGATATCGAGGAAGAAGCACTGTGGCACGACGGTAATCCCGTAATGTCTTGGTGCTTAAGTAATTGTGCAGCAGATCAAAANGCAGACGGCCTGATCCGCTTCTCAAAGAAACATTCCTCTGACAAGATCGACGGAGCAGTTGCACTAGCTATAGCTCGTGGGCAGAGGCTTGGCGAACATGAATAAACGAAACGAACCGGCTATATATTTCTGAGCGAACAAATGAAATTACTTAACCGCATACGAGGTTTATTTACGAATTCTACTTTCCGCAACCCGGCAGATTGGTTCTGGAAGTCAACAATGATAGGCAGTCGCTCTGACTCCGGCATTGTAGTTAATAGCGATAAAGCAATGACGCTTGCATGGGTCTGGCAGGCGGTTAACACGATCAGTAATGATATAGCTCGACTACCTGTTCTACTCTATGACAAGCGTGATCCTGATGATCGCATACGAGCAAAGACTCACCCCGGCTATGCGTTGTTGAAGCGTGCGCCTAATCCGTACATGTCTCCTAAAACACTTCTGTCCGTGCTAATGAAGAATGCATTGTTAAGTGGTAACGGAGTGGCATGGATACAGCGTGATGGTCGCGGCGCACCTATTGGCTTGTATCCGCTGCCGCCGGAAAACGTAACTTTGGAAGTTGTAAACAATGAACCTATTTACGTTGTTCAGTTTCCTTACCAAGAGAAAAGTGAAAAGGTAAGCACTGAATTTCCGCGACGTAATACACATCAAGAACCTAACTAACAATGGTTACTGGGGATACGACACAATTAGCTATGCTCGTAACTCGATTGGTCTGGGGTTAGCTACCGAGCAGCATGGTAATCGATTCTTTAAGTAACAACGCTCGGCCAAGCGTCGTGTTGGAAACAGACGGAACGATTGATAAGGAGCGAGCTGATAACCTGCTGGCATCGTGGAACGAAATGCATGCAGGAAGCAANAACGCTTACAAGACTGCATTGTTAGCTGGTGGAATGAAGGCAAAGGTAATGTCGATCAATAACGACAATGCTCAATGGCTNGATTCTCGCAAGTTTCAACGTCAGGAGGTGGCTAGTTGGTTCAATATTCCACCCCATAAGCTAGGAGATAGCTCCAAAACATCGTTTTCGTCACTTGAAGCAGAAAACCGCAGGTTACGCTGACATGACTTTGATAGAATTGGATCGTTGAAAATCGAACAGACAGCTTGAACAAACAAGCTATTAACAGCCCGGCAGCGGCAGCGTGACCAATACAACTTTGAATTCCTGACAGCAGGTCTTTTACGAGCCGACCTAATCACACGGTATCAGTCTTACCAGATTGGTATCTCATCAGAGTTTCTATCACCTAATGAGGTGCGTAAATTGGAAAACATGCCAAGTCGCGACGGTGGTGATACATATCAAAATCCAAATACTAAATCCTCAAACGTCGAGGTAGAGGAAGAGGTGGAAGATGAAGTGGTTGAAGAGGTTGAAGAAGACAATGGCCTAGAAAACGCATTGCGTAAGCTTGTGGACGACCGGGTCGGCTAGGATGATGCGAATAGAAAATAACAAGGTAATTAGAGCCAGCCAAAAAGATGAAAACTTCGTCAACTGGATGGATAACTTCTACAAAGATTTGAAAACCACGTTTATTGAATCATTAAATCCATGTGTGGATACCATTCGAGCCGCTGGGTTTCACGCTGATGAGCTTGATGAAAGCGTCGGCAAATATCTGGAAGAATCCTGCGAGCGTTTGCTTGAAGTTGCTGGTACAGCGACATTTGAGAACTTTGAAAGTGCTATCGCTGATGAGCTAGCGCAATGGGACGTACGAAAACAACAACTTATTGATTCGATTATTGGGAGCAAGTAATGTCACGAATTTATGTTTATGGAACTATCGGGTATGACGTTGATGCTGAATACATGCGTTTGGCGTTAGAGGATGCTCAAGGCGATATCGAACTAAGAATAAATTCCGGTGGTGGCGATGTCTTTGATGGGCAAGCTATTTTTTCTCTGCTTGAAGATTACAAGAAACGTACCGGGAGCAAGATAACTGTAGTGGTTGACGCATTAGCAGCATCAATCGCTAGTGTCATTGCGATGGCTGGCGACGAAGTGCTTATGAGTAGTAATGCGTTGATGATGATTCACAACCCATGGACTCCGCAAGCGACCGGTGAAAGCAAAGACCTTAGAGATACAGCGGATGTGCTTGATAAGGTTCGTGAAACAATCTTGACAGTTTACGAAGGCCGGACGGGGATCGACAAAGATATGCTCGGTGACATGATGGATGAGGAAACGTGGCTAAGTGCAGCGGAGGCTATTGGATTAGGATTCGCAGACGCAGTCATCGAACCAAGTGAAGCCCCCGTAGCAAGCATCAAAGCCTTCAATTATGTGAACGCTCCGCAATGGATCGTGTCAGCCGAAGGTAAGTTCATGGATCAGGTAACACCCCAACAAAAAGCGGCTGCTGTTAAACGTAGTATCGCAGAACAGAAGATTAGACTTTCGCGTTGTTGCAATAAATAACGCTAATAGTCAAATACATGTAGTCTTCATGACTACTCCGAAATTGTGAAGTGCAACTCGAAAGCGGCACGACGAACGGAACTTTTATAGTTACGTTGGTGTGCCGTTTTTGCGTACCAACATATTGTTTTTTTCTTAGAGGATATTTCACATGAAATCTCTTAACGACATCAAGGATGAGATTGTCGATCTGCAAGACCAGGCTGAAGCAATTGTGAACCTGGCTAAAGCAGAAGATCGAGAACTTTCTTCCGAAGAGAATGCAGAAATCGATTCTGTGTTAAACCAAATTGGCGATGAAGACGAAGGTCTTCGAAACCAAGTTTCCCGTCTGGAACGATTAGAAGCTGAAAAGCAACGAATCGCGTTAGCTCGTTCAGCAGCTTCTGAGCCAGTTCAGGCAGCAAAAAGCTTTGCCATTCCTAAATCCTATGTAAAGCTCAACGCTTTCAAGGATGAGAAGGAAGCTTATTTTGCCGGTCAATGGCTAAAGGCTTCTTTCCTTGGCGATGATGAAGCAAAACGAATTTGCAATGATTACGGTCAGCAAATTCTCGGTACTGCCACTGAAGGCACAGATAGTGCTGGTGGTTATCTGACGCCAACTCCGCTTTCGCAAGCCATCATTGATGTGTTGCAGAATGCTGGCGTAGCTCGTCAGGTTTCCCAAATCATGCCAATGACTTCTGATGCAATGACGATTCCAAAGGCTACCGGCGGTGTAACCGTTCAGTATCCCGGTGAAGCGACTGCAATCACTGCATCTGACAGAACTTGGGGCAATGTTTCCTTGACTGCTGTTAAACGAGCGACCATGAGTAAAATCTCAATGGAACTTTTGGCAGACTCGGTTATCAGTGTTATCGACAACCTCGCCAGCGATGTTGGAAACGCTTTGGCTGTTAATCAGGACAATGAATTCATCAATGGTGACGGAACCGGCACCTACGGTGGTGAAACTGGTGTGATTTCAGCTCTTGGTGCAGCAGGAAAAGTGACGCTTACAAGTGGTAACACTTCGTTTGCAAATGTTGCTTTGTCTGACCTTAACGCGCTACATGGATTAGTACCCGACAAGTTCGCTAATAATCTCTCTTGGATCGTAGGCCGCTCAATGTGGGCATCTTACATCCAGAAGTTGATTTATGCGGCTGGTGGTAACACAGTTAGTAATCTGGAAGGTGGCGTTCGTCCACAGCTATTCGGCTATCCAGTTTACGTTTCTGATCAAATGCCTGCCGATGCTGCTGGAAAAGTTGCAGCACTGTTCGGTAACTTTGCTCAGGGTGTGATCATCGGTGATCGTCAGGGTGTTGATATCGCAATGAGCGATAGCCGATACTTCGACGAAGATGTCATGGCTGTACGGTCAACCGTCCGCTACGACATCAATGTCCACGATGCAGGCGATGGCAGTAATGCCGGAGCAGTCGTTGGTCTAGTCACCGCAGCAAGCTAGTTCGGTATTAACGTGGGGGTTAATTATGCGTCTTCTTTTTAATAAAGACTGGCGTGCCTACCGAGCAGGCGAAACCTATGACGTTGCAGACCCCGTGGGCGAGATACTCCTCGCTCGCGGGTTTGCCGTCGTAGAAAAGAAACCTGCGAAGCGGCGCACTAAAAAGGCTACTAAGAATGGCAATAGCAAAAAAACGGCAGTACGTAAGCGTACAACCGGCGATTGAACCTATTTCCGTTGAGGAAGCTAGGTTTCATTGCGATTTAGATGATAACTACTTTGACGAAAAGCTTAGGAGTCTGATTAAGGCTGCTAGGCTTAAGGTAGAAAAAGATACACGCCGTGCATTGATAAACCAAACTCGGGTTTTGTCGATGGACGGCTTTCCTGCTGGAAGCGTCGTAGAGCTTCTGACAGCACCCGTATCGAGCGTTACGACTGTGAGTTATACAACCACAGCGGGAGTAGTTACAACGCTCGATTCAAGCAAGTACAGCGTGGATTCTGACAATACACCAGGTCGGGTTATTCTTGGTTACGATGCCGACTGGCCTGATAATCGTGGTTACGTAAACGATGTGAAAGTAACTTACGTTTGCGGCTACGGTACGAGCAGCACAGATGTGCCGGAAACAGCCCGGCAAGCAATGCTACTGCTAATACGCAGTTGGTTCGATAACCCTGCTGCCACAACCGTTAGCATGTTCATACCTCGTGAAATCATCATGGGGTACGAAGCTCTGATCAGCTGCCTCAAGTGGGGGCAATACCCGTGAGCCTGCGTCTGCGGAATCGGATCATTATCGAAAAGCGGTCAACCAGTGTTGATGCTGCTGGACAGCAAACAACGTCATGGTCAACGGTTCGTGAATGCAACGCAAAGATTCGTGATGCGGGTGGGCGTGAAAAAGCTCGTGGTGATCAAATGGATTCCACCGTTGATGCGATTGTAATGATCCGTTTGCCTCGCGAAGGTGAATACCCAGATAGCACAATGCGTGTGCGATACGACGAAGCTGGACGTAGTCGGACTCTTAATATCATGACTGTTCAAAAGCGTGAGTTTGAGAACAACATGATTTGGCTCTATTGCCGGGAGAATGATTAATGGCGATGAAAAAACAGTTGTCGATGGGGGCGCATTTTCGTCCAGGCAAATTTGTAACGTCCAATGGACGTAACTTACAAATGGCGTTAGATACGTTACCAGCATCCTTGCAGCGACAAGTCCTTCGCCAGGTCATGAGCAAAGCGGGTGTAAAGATTGCAGGTGAAATCAGAAAAGCAACTCCAAGGTCGAAGTTGACTGGTACAACGCTTAAACTAAGTAGCGAGTCTGCCAGAGCGCGTGGTGGCCGGGGTCTTGATCATCTGAAAAAATCCGTTGCTCGCAAGCCAAGTTCAAAATGGCGAAATAACCCGGCTCGCAAAGGAATCATCGGCGTTAGCATTGGGCACGATCAACAAAAGCAGGGTAATCATGCTCACCTGTTAGCACTTGGCCATAAAGCCGTGTATTGGGGTCGCAGGACGACCGAGCGAGTCAAGGCTGATGAGTACTTTAAAAAGACTTGGAAGAAAACAATGCCTCAAGTGGCAAAGATGATTCAGCAGGATGTAAAGAAGAAGCTGGCTTCAGTTGTTGCAAAGAATGCCGCAAAGAATAACGTATTAAATGTTGGAGGTTCACCGTAATGGCTGATTGTGGAATCATCCTACGAACCAAACTTGCAAGTGAGTCATCGGTTACGGACTTAGTCGGTGATCGCATTAGACCTGACGCACTTGTACAAAACGATACATTACCGGCGATAGCCTACGTGGAATCGACGAGTATCCACGAACACGGGTTAGCTGGTGTTGAAGGAACGGTAACGGGAACTGTAGTTGTGGGGTGTTTCGATTCAACAAGAATCGGGGCGAACAACTTAGCAGAAAAGGTTCGACTAGCACTGGATTGTTTTAGAGGCAGTGTTGGCTCGGACTATGTTAAATCGATTTTATTAACAGACCGCACGAAGGAGTATGACATTCCGGTCGACGGATCGGATGCCGGAAGGTATGTCGTCACACTCGATTTCGATATGGTCACCTCAGAAACCATTCCTAGCTAGGAGTTTTAACAATGGCTGATACCGGGAATACCGCATCAATTTCATTTACCGGACTTGCCGGTACTGTCCAATCTATTTCAATCGGTGACCAGACCAGGGAAGCGTTGGAATCAACACCGTTAAATGTAAGCGTTGGTACAAACCACAGTGCTTACAAGGAATTCGTTCCTGATCGTGTGGTTGATCCCGGCGAGGTTGATGTGACTATGTATTTTTCAAGCACACCAGCAGATATCTTGGCTGCGGCTGGAACATTGACGATTACTATGCCGTTGCAAGGCTCAGAAACGACTGCCGGAACCTTAGCTGGTACAGCGTTTTGCACACGAATTAAATACGGCGATTTAGAACAAGGTTCGCTAACGATGGCTGAAGCCACCTTTAAATGGGACGGTTTAACTGACCCAGCATTTAGCGCAGGTAGCTAATTACACAACGGGGAAAACAGATGGAAATTACGTTTGATCATCATCCGCATAGAACGGAAGTTCATGGAGAGTCTGTGCCAACATTTCCAGATATCAAAATGATTCGCATTAACGGCATACAAGCCGGTTACTGCGGGGCAGGTATCGGGAATGAAATACACATGGTACGCAACTACCCTGAGTCTGTGATGGCGATGGTGCGAAGCGCAGTGGAACGGGAAATTTCAGGTGGTGTCAGTGAAGTACGGCAACCACCGAATGTCATGATTGTGGAGGAATCGATAGATGACGACGGGGAATACGAAGACGAAGTCGAAGAATAATTTTGGAACACGAGAACAGCTTCTCGGTTGCTCAGGCAAACGATTTACGGAGGTTATACTCGGTGACACGTCATTCAGACTTCAGAGTTTGACAGAAGGTGAGAAGTCGCGTTTCGAAAAGAGCATTCTTTCTAAGAAAGGTGTTATTCGGGACGATGCCCGGCGACGGTTGTTAATAAGAACACTCGTTGACCAGGACGGCAATCGAATTCTGACTGATGCAGATATCTCAGCACTTGCTGAACTCGACGGAGCGGTCACCGCAAAGCTATTTGATGCGGCGATGGAACACGTAGGGTTTCAAGCGGATGAGATTGATGAATTGGTGGGAAACTCAAAAGCGATCCACGGCGACTGATGGCGTACCGGCTGTGTCGCATGGCCGGAAGACTTGATGTCGATCAGATGCTCGAAGAGATATCTCCCGAGCAGATGGACGAATGGATCGCTTATTACTACACAGAACCATGGGGTGAAGAGTGGTTGCAGTCTTCACTTTTGTGTTCAATCGTAGCAAACATGTTTGTAAGCGATAGGAGCAAGGCGTTAGAACCTGATGCGTTTGTTCCTAAGCTCCGGGGGGCGAAACCGAAGTTCGTTCCACCGCAAGCAATTGGTGAAATCCAACGGGAAATCGAAAGGCGTTACGGATAATGGCTGCTGCTAATCTCGGTTCACTGGTTGCTACAGTTGCTGCCAACACGAAGCCATTTCAATCCGGCATGAAGCGTGCTAATGGCATGCTATCTCAGCTCGGTCAAAAGCTTGGCCTGACCGATAAGCAGTTAAAGACAATGGCAAAAGCTGCCGCTGCGGCAGCAGCATCGTTTTTTGCGTTTCACAAAGTAAGAGATGTGATTGGTGGTGTCGCTCAAGAAATAGATGACCTTGCAAAACGTGCTAGAGCCTTAGGTGCAGAGGTTAATCAGGTCGCCGCATTGTCATTCGCTTCACAGCTTGCCGGAGGAGATACGCAACGATTCTTCTCTACAATAGGTAGGCTAATGTTGAACCTTGGTCAAGGTAGTGAAACAACGCGAATTGCCCTGAATTCGTTAGGCTTGGAATTAGACGACTTAGCTAATATGAATCCCGTTCAGGCATTTATGGCACTTCAGGAGGCATTAGAAGGTGTTGAAAATCAGCAAGAACGCATGGCAATTATTGCTTTGATTGCTGGTGGTCGAATGGAAAACATGATTCCTCTGATGAATATGTTAGGCCAAGATATTGAAGGCTTTATGGAGCGGCACGGCGAGTTAATGGGGATGATAGAAACCCAAGGCTGGGAAGACTATGTTGACGCATTAACTATGTTGCAAACAGCCTGGTTAGGTCTAAAGGTCACATTGTTCAGCATTGTTTTACCTGTATTTAAAGCCATTACTGATGCGTTAACGGCCATTATTGCGACAGTACGCAAGGCGTGGCCGTTGATTCGAAATCTTGCAATAGCAGCAGCGTTTTGTGCAGCGAAATTTATCATTCTCAGAACCGCTCAGTTGGCTTTAATAACTGTTTCGTTGATTCTTGCTAAAACAGTAAAATTGCTAATCATCATGTTTAATGCTTTAGGTAAAACCCTAGCCGCCGCTAGCATGAATTGGGTGCAGTTTGCGGCAATGGTGGCAAAAATGACCGTTGTTCTAATAGCTGTGGGTGCTGCCATCTCGGAAATCAAAGAACTTGAAGAGGCTGTTGATGCTTTAAACGAAGCAGAAGACGAAAACGGTGGTTTTGGAGATTTATTGAAAAACGCTCGAGAGCTGGAAGCACTTGCACAAACAGCACAACAGTGGCTATCAGAGCTTCGCACTCCAGAGGAAATCTTTGCTGACACTCTGAACGAACTTGCGTTAATCAAAGCTAAGTTCGAAGAACTTGGTCTTACTGCCCAGCAAGCACAACTGATCTGGAATCGCGGCGTTGCTTCAGCACTTAAGACGCTGCTTGAAAGCAAGAAAGTCATGGACTCTATCCGACAGGCTGGGTCACTAAAGCTAGGAACTATGGCAGAAGCATCTGGCCGCATGGCAGCAGAACGACAACAACAACGTCAGACTGAATACCTAGACGCGATTAATCAGGCAATGGCTACAGCGAACGACATTCTTGCTGACATTCGTGACAATATCCAACCACCCCCTGGAAACGTACCGGCATTACCATAATGGCAAACCAAGTTCAAACAAAATCGAATACGTGGCAAGGCTCCATCAATATCGATGGTAAAGCCAGCTACAGCGTTGGCTACACGGTCAGAACCGATGACCTAGAGTTAGGAGCTGATTGCATTCTGTCGCTTGATGAGTTGCCTTCCATTGGTGACCGATACGAACTGTTAGATGACGATGTCAACTACAGTTACGTAGTATCAAAAAGTGCCAAACAGAAGTCGCCGGGATTTTGGGATGTCACCATTAAGATAAGTAATGATGTCGGCGGCGGTGGGTCTGAAAGCGGGCAAGGAACAACCGAAGAAGACGAACCGACTGAAGACTGGAAGGAAGTCGGGCCGACTATTGACGTAAGTAGTTTTCGGGTAAGTCGCGCGGCAGAGATCGGTGCTTATGTAGGCAAACTTAAGGTCGCTAGACAGCAGGGTGGCGCACCAGGCGTAGAGCCAATATTCGGTGAAGAAGCAGGTTGGATACCGCCTGATGGCGGGGGCATACCACAGCTCGTAACACATGCGACAGCGGGAGTAAACTTTCTACACCACATAGGCAACGGAATTCCTC